TAAAAAGTATAAGAAGTGTGGCTTGCTGAATACGGCAGAACACATTAAAAACTTAGGAAAAATCACATAACACCCAAATAAGACTAAAAGGTTAAACCCTGCGAAAGCAGGGTTTTTTAATTGCCTTAAAAGGTCGCGGCGCCCTAGCCGACAATAGGGATTATAAGAGCGTATATCTAACCAAAAAACAAAAATGCTAAAAACAATTTTATACATAGTGTTGGCAATAGTAGCTGTGTATATCCTGTGGCAAATTGCCACCTACGACTGGTGCCAAGTATGGTACGGCATAAAATGTATGCCCCCGTACTAGGACATACAGCCAGTAGTTAGTCAATTAAAACAAAAACAAAATGAAAACTAAATATATCAAGATTACCTACTTTGACAGCCCGTATAAAAAATTTATACCGCAGCCAAAGACCAAGAGAGCAAAGAACCATGGACAACGCAAATAAAGCAAGTTTGAGCCAACAAAGCCGTTTGCTAGAAATTCTACACAAGTATTGCCCTGAGTATTACGACTATAACGATAGCCGCATGTGGGATTTTACGGAAACACTAACTAAGCGGCATGCCAGCGAACTCATTACCGATTATTACGACGGCAAGGTTGATAGGCTCAAAGCTGAATTTTATCAATTTATTAAAGAGAGAAAAGAACAATGAACCAAGTAACTACAGGCGCAATTGTGTTTAGAAAAGCTGAACGCAAACGCGCAAAAGCACGCATAGCATTATGCGCCCCAGCTGGCGGGGGGAAAACCCACAGCGCCCTACTCATTGCCAAGGGCTTAGGCGGCAAAATCGCAGTAATTGACACTGAGAACGGCAGCGCGGAACTTGAGGCAGGCAAGCCTAATATCCCTGAGTTTGATGTTATCACCATGCACGCGCCGTTTGACCCGATTAAGTATATTGCCGCAATTGACGCAGCGGAAAAAGCGGGCTACGACATTGTGATTATTGACAGCCTTACCCACGCATGGGCAGGCACAGGCGGTTTGCTTGATAAGGTAGACACCATTAGCAAGGCAAGCAAAAGCGGCAATTCCTACACAGCATGGCGTGATGTTACCCCATTGCACAACAAGCTGGTAGACAAAATGCTGCAAAGCACCTGCCACATTATTGCAACCATGCGCAGCAAAACTGACTATGTGCTGGAAACCAACAGCAAAGGCGGCATGACCCCTAAGAAAGTTGGATTAGCGCCAGTGCAGCGCGAGGGCATGGACTATGAATTTACGGTTGTATTGGACATTGACCAGTCAAGCCATGTGGCTACTGCCACCAAAGACCGCACCAGTTTGTTTGACGGCGCACCATTTGTGCCAAGCCCTGACACTGGGGAAATTTTGCTTAACTGGTTTAACAGCGGAAAAGCTGAGGAAATGCCAGCCACCCCTGAACCTACCGCACCAGCCGAACAGCCAGCGCAAACGGAAACCGAACCGCAGGCAGAACCCGAAAAGCCAAAGCCGACTGTAGCACCATTAACTGAACGGGCAACAATTACCCAGCTGGACGAACTTAGAAAGGTAGCGTTAGACACTGCCGCAGTAAAGGACGACGAAAACCTAGTTAAGTGGATAAGCCTAATGTTTAATGTTGAGGTTAAAAAAGTAACTGACTTAAGCGCAGCCCAAGTTAAGGAAATTATGGACGCGGTTAAAGCACTAGACGAGGCACCAAATGTCTAACGAAATTACTAGCATTACTGGCGAAAAGTTAACCCCTGAAAGCGTAGTAGGGCAGATAGTGGAACTGGAAAATGAGGCAGCCACCCACAGTGCCAAAGCAAGAGAGGTGCAGGCAAAGGCTGACGAACTGCGCAAAAAACTGGTAGACACCTTGATGTTGCTGGGGATTGAAAGCGTACGGCATGCCAGCGGTTATACAGCAACAGTTGCTCATAAAACCGCCTATAAATTACCTACTGCTGATGTGCTGATTGAAAAGCTGAAAGCTAACAAGCTCAACAACTTTATTAGCAAAGTGCCAGCGCATGAGGAACCTAACACCACATTGCTTACCACTTGGCTAAAGGAAAAAGCGCCTAACGATATTGCGCAAATGTTTGGCGACGCAGTGCAAATTAAACAAACTGAGTTTTTGCAACTTAGAAAAGCAAAATAATAAAGGATTAAACCAATGATAAAAAAATATCAAGTATTAGTGCGTGAAGTTTATGAGAGTGAGGAAACGGAAACAATAATTGTGAATGTTAACTCACAGGAAGAAATAGCTAGCTGGAAGTTTAGCGACTTAACCCCTGAGGAAAAACGGGATTATGTAAAGCAAGAAGTGCCAACTGGTAAAAACAAGTTGGAAATATCCAACAGTGAGTTGTACCAACAAGTTTTTAATGTAAATGATTTGAAAATTGAGGACTTGGTGCTTTATCTAAACCGCGTTAAGTAGTTTGGCTGTTGCGCCCTAGCCCGTATTGCGCAAACGGGTTAGGCATAGTAGCTAAAAATTTTTTAGATACCAAATGAAATAAATCTTAAAAATCGCTGAAAACCAAATCAATGGAAACCTACACAGAAATTAAAACATTAAAAGCAGAGGTGGAATTTGTACTACAAACCCGCCACGAAACCCGTAACAGCGACGCTGAACTGGTAACGGTGGTTTGCGGGAAATTTGGCTTAGACCCTATTAAAACAGCCTCAAGCATTGAGCGTTGCCGCAGGTGGTTTAACCAGCGCATGGAATACCTGCCAACTGACGAAAAGATTGCGCACCAGCGAAAAATTAACATTGAGGAATGGCGGGCGGCAATGGGCTACAAGGCAAGCAAGCTGAACTGGGCGCCGCCAAGCAAGCTGAATGAGCCGATTATAACCCGCGTAAAAAGCGAAACCTACCCATACAAGGATTATATTATTACCGATTTGGGAACCAGCATAGAGTGTACCTGCCCGCGGTTTACCTACCACAAAACCTGCAAGCATGTGAAAAAGCGCAGCGAGCAAATCTCATTGTCATTTACCCAGCCATTATTTTAACTGCCATGGGCGAAAAACTACTTATTCCAAATACAACCCAAATACCAAACCTAATTTTAGACCATTTGCTGCCAGCGTTAGCGGAACCTGAAACCAAATGTATTTTGTATATTTGCCGCAGAACTTTTGGCTTTGGGAAAAGCAAAGACCGCATTAGCCTTAGCCAATTTACGCGCGGAATTAAAACAAAGGACGGGCAAGTGCTAGACCATGGCACTGGGCTTAGCCGCCCAGCAGTAGTTTGGGCATTACAGCGATTAGTGGCAGCGGGCGTTATTTACACTGAACAAACTACAAAAGGCAATTTTTTTGAGCTAAACCTGAATTTGAACATAGAGGCTGCGCTAAAAATCATTAGCGACATGCGCCTACAGCAGAACAAAGAGCGTAAGGAAAAGCCTAAACAGACCACCCTATTTAAAGTAGTTAACCGCGTTAACCAGTTAACGCCGTTAACCAAAAGTGGTAAACGCGGTTTACCAAAAGTAGTTAACGAGGTTAACCCACAAAACCAAGAGAAACCAAGTAACAAAACCAAGACTATTGCAACCGCTGACGCGGCTGCGACTGTGGATAAAAAACAGCATAAACCACACACAGAATTTATTGAGTTTTGGCATAACACGGTTAAGCAGACTAGAGGAATAAAGCCACTAATTGCACCTATGGACGGCAAGAACCTAAAGCGTGTGCTGGAAATGAACATACTGACACCCCTGCAATTACAGCAATTAGCTATTTATTTCCTAGCCCACGGTAGTTTTAAGAGTTTTAACCCCAGCATATCTGTACTGCTCAGTAACGGCATACTCAATGGACTTATGAACCGTATGCAGAATGACCCGAACTTTTGGCGGGAACTTGATAGCTTTTCTACCCATTACTTACGGCAACCTAGCAAAAACAACCACGCCTTGGTCGGTAGGCTGGCAGAACTTAAAGCAAAGTTGTTTGTAATGAAGTAAATTAACCGCTTGCGCATTTAACTGGCTACCTTAGCAGGTTTTTCTCTTAGAGGGGGTTTTACCCGCTGGGGTGGCTGTATAAATGCGTGAGCAGAAAACAAAAACAAAAATATGCCAACTTATGACAAAGACAATAACTTAATTGAGCCTACTAGGTTTACTCCCGAACCTGAGGGCGACGGCTTTACCCCTGCCGTGTCTACAAAGCGGGGCAAGACACAAAAGAACCACACCCCGAAAGTTAAACCAACGCTAAAGCGCAGGCTAGCCAAATGGCTGGTACTGCTGACCCTAGCCCTTGGCTTACTGCTCAGTGCGGCATACGGCATTGATTATTTCTTTGACCGCAACACCATTAACTGGCAGACCCCGATTAAGCTACAGACCCCTATTTACCTAAGCCCGCGAACGCAGGCACAGGCAAAGCAGGTTGAAGTGGTGCCTACAGCGCAAGCTGTGGCACCCGTGGCAAAAGAGGAAGTTAAGCCAGTAGTGGACTATGACGAAATACTGCGCATTGTCTACCGCAAGGAAAGCAGCAGCGGTAAAAACGACGGCTGCAAGAGGCAGGGAAAGTATAACGGCTATGGCTATGCCCAAAGCACCCACAGCTGGAAATGCTTTGACAGCCACGCCGAGGTAACGGGGCTGGTTAGGGCTTGGTTTGAAAAGCGGGTACCTGTTATGGGTTTGCCAGCCGCCCTTTGTTACTACAACACAGGGCATAAGACCGCTGACTGCCCTTACTACAGGGATTACTTGAAATATGCAAAATCAGAGTAACTACTGGCAACAGTACCGCCTTGAGCAGAGAATACGCCGAGGCAACAGGCGCACTTACTGGTTGCAGGAACTAAGCAGACTTAAGCGGGCAGGGTTTACGGTGCAGCAGCTTGCCCAAGACCACTACCGCATAAATGGCGAACTAGACTTTTACCTAGTGCATGCTCAGTACCACAACCTGCAAAACGGAAAGCGCGGGAAAATCCTACACAACTTAATTGGCTTTGTGCGCCGTGCGGTGGCAGACAACTACCAATACCGCCAAAGCTATGAGCCGCGCAAAGTAACCGTTTATTTGCCTGAGGATTAAAAAATTAACAAACAGAGAGAATGAAACAAGAAATACCACACTGCTTAACCTGCGGGCATGAGCAGACAAGAATAGTAAAATTAGTGCCTGACGACAAGGGCAACATGCAGACCACCCAAACCTTTACTTGGGTTTGCACTAACCGCGCCTGTGTTTTCTACATTAACTTGGGCAAGGTAGCGACTTGGAAAAACGCAGTAACTCAAAATGTATGGGCTGGATAACCATAGCGAACACAAACCAAAAGCCTAATGGCATGAGTTATGGACGAGGGGCTAGGGATTTTGAATACCAGCAAAAGCGGTTGTTGAACCTGAGAATGACAAACAGTATTGGCAGGTTTTTAACAGACAAGGCTAAAGAGCTTTTGACAGACAGGCAAATTAAAATGCTTACCCGCGGAACCGCCCAAATTGCCAAGTGCAAAGAATGTGGCTTTAGCTTTATTGCCATGCGTGGGCAAGTGATTAGGTATAGGGGCTTGCAAAACATGGTTTGCTGGGCGTGCATACATAACCAGCCTAAGACCAAAACCTACAAGCGGTTATCTGACTTGTTGGGGCAAATCAAGCAAGCCGTGGTTGACGAGCAAAACAAGGCAGAGGGCATTGTTGAAACTGATAACGAATAAAGCTATGGGTATTTTAGACACAGTGGAAAAACTTAATAAGAACCCATTACAGCCTGAAAACCAGCCCCGCAAAAACTGCGTGGTTGACCAAAGCGAAGTAAACGCCATTTTAGACAAAATGGACAGTAGCCGAGAGAACCGCATTAAATACCGAGAGCGATTTATGCGCTACAGGGTAGACCACACAGACCGCATTGAGGACGGGGAATACTAATTAAGAAAAAAGAAATGAACATATTAACAAAAATTGTGAACCTGCTGACTGGTCAATGCAACTGCACTTGCCACAATTACGGCTACCGTAGCTGTAGCTGGTGCAAACTTGGGGGCAAGGTATGGTGGTAATTAAATAATTAAGGCATAAACCAATGAGAAAAACAAAGAAAAGAACAACCCCAAAATTACGCTTTGCCTGCTGGAAAAGTGGCTGTAATGCTAGATTTAAAAGTTATCAAGCCCGCGACGCGCACATACCAATTGCCCACCCTGAACCACCGCGCCCAAAGCGTACTGAAACCCAGCGCTTGCAAGGTGGTAGTGATATGCGGGTTGGCAAGAAAGTAAAGTTTATACAAACAGGCACTATAAAAAAACTAACTCATTTTTTAAACAGCGATACGGTAGAGGTTGATGTAGATATTTATACCGATAGCTGGGAAAGGCTTTAAACCATGGCACAGCTACAATTAGCCTTTGATAAGGCAGCGGAAAATAAGAACCGCAAGACCATTTTAAAAATTAACCTGAAAGATATTTTAGAGCAGGATAGCGCCTACACCCAAGTGCAGGAACAGCTAGCTGCTTTAGGCGAAAAGCGCAAGCAGATTTTGCAAAGCATTAGCGACGCATACCCTGAGTTGTTTAATGAACTAGCAGAATTGGCTGCGGCTGAGAAAAACGACAAAGAATTGTTGACTGATTTGGCGGTTAACAGCCTAGCTAGTGGCGAACCGATAGAGGTTAAAGACCATGACGGCAACCCATTGGAACCAGTATTTAGCGTTAAATTTAAGAAAGTAAAATAATATGCAATTTACACATTATGAATTTGCCCATATAAAAAAGGCAGATAAAGAATTTAAGGAAAAACTGCAACCTTACATTGACGCCATTGCAGTGTTGGTTGAGCAGTACAGCAGCAAGAATACTGCCTATTTCCCGCCAGTAGAAATTGTTAACGATTTTAAAGACCGCCTGTGCATAGAAATGGCGGGCACTGGCAGTGAGGATTTTCATACCCTGCGACAAAAGCCGTTGATTGCTTACGCCATTGAGAAAAGCACCAAAATACTTATGGAACTGGACGAACCGAAAGTTACCTTGGCTGAGGTAAAGGTAAAGGGTGGCAAAATCAAGGTGCGAGGCAGAATAAAGGAAGTATAAGCATGACCATTAAATTTGTAATAGCGGGCAATCCCTTTGACCCAAAGGGCAACCCAGTGCCTTACACCCGAACCACCCAAGGCACCAAGCATACTGAGCGTTACCAGCGTTATGTTAGGTGGGTTAGCTATGTGCAGCAACATTTTTGCGCACAGAACCCTGACGCCACTGGCATGGGCAAATACACGCTAAATATATTTAGACACAAAAAGCCCATACTGCTTGCCCCCGAATTATGCGCCCGTGTGGATATTAAGATACAATGGGCAAATAAAAAGGGTGGCGACGGCGACAATGTGCTAAAGGGAATACTGGACGCGCTTTTTGTGCAAGACAAATGGGTTAGCGGCAGTTACGACTGGGCAATAGACGCGGAACACGGCGGGGCTGTTGAGGTTAAAATAACCTTTATGCACATGGACACTGGCGAGCCTGTGGCATTAAATGAGCTAACCGACTTGAGCGTTAAGTGCGTAGCCCATAGCAACGAACTGGTGCGGAAAATGGCAGAGAAAAAACTAAAGATTAAACTATAAAAATATGAGTGAATTACCAACATACGCGGGCGAGAAAGTTATTACTGGTTACGAGGTGGGCAACCTGAACTTTGCCGCCACCCTGATGTGCCTAGGCAAAAAGGTGTTGGGCGCCAAACCAAACCCTAAGCACCCCCACCTGAGCATTTTCATTTTTGAGCAGGACGACGAAATTAAGGGCTTGCACAAACCCTACACTAACGGGGCTTTGCTGGTAGAGCCACGGCTGTTTACCGAGAATGTGCGAACGCTAAAGGACATTTCTAACAACCTAAGCGCCTAGAGTATGCAGCATAAGTGGAACCACGACCAGACAGCAGACGGCACCTATAACCCGCTGGTTTGCGACGGCATTTACGAGCCTGACGCCTCAGTTGGGCTGTGCGTGAAGTGCCGCAGGGCAGCAGACGCCCACGGCTTGCCAGTCAACGACCACACCAAGTGCATAATGACTTGCGAGGTGTGCGGGGAAAAGTGGCAGTGCAACAAGATATACCCTGACAATAAAGAGTGTGAGGGCAAAAAAGAAATTAACCAATAACCAACAAATATGATTAAAGCTATTAGAAAGTTTTTATTTAAGCGCCAGTACCTAAGAGCAGTACAGCGTGAGATTTGGACTAATGACATTGAAATTGCCCACCAAACTAAGGGCATAGCCGATTTAGAGGCAGAGCAGGTTAAGCGCGAAACAGAGCGCGAGGCATTGCAGGCTGAATTTGACGAGCTGAGCAAGAGCCACCAGCGGGCAGACCGCGACAAAGCCAAAGAGGTTGCAAAGCAACTGACCGATAAAAAGCAGGTTATTGGCAAGTACGAAATGAGCGCAGTACAGTTGCGCAAAAACATTGACAGCAAGAGCGCCAGCAACGAATACTTACACGGCAAAATCAAGTTTGTTAAAGAACAGTTTTAAACATGGCAAAGCCCAAAAATAAAATCCAATTGCAGTTTTTGCATACCACCCCTGACGGGAAAGTGGACATAAAAGAGGTTGAGGCGCTTATTAGCGCTATGTTTGACGGTGTGCTGGTAACTTTTAACGACCACCTGCACCTGCCAGCTGACCAAACACTGCACCTTTTGACTGTGATTTTAAACCACACTATGGAATGGGCTAACGACAAACTTAAGGACGATAAACTAAAAGCCATGTTTGGCGTAGAGGGTACCGACAATGCCTAGACACAATAAAACCCGTGAGCGCATTTTAATGGAACGGGTACGGGCAATTTTGGCGTTTAACCCGACATTTAGCGCACGGCAAATATCCGACCAGCTGGAAAATGACCACCGCGACCCAATAAAACTGACCCCACAGTACATAATAAAACTGCGCGATAAAATCAAAGCCCAGCGAAAACACAACATTAGCATAATTGCCGTTGAACAGCGCATTGCCCAAATGCAGGACACGGCAGCTGCGGTGGTAGAAAAAATGGTTGAAATACTGCTAAGCCCCAGCAGCTTAGACAAAGACCGAGTAGCAGCAGGAAAACTGATACTTGAGGCTGACCGCAACTTATTCCAAGCTGAAATGGACGCAGGGATATTTGAACGCAACCTTGGCAGCCTTGCCTTAAAACACAAACTGGTGCTAGACCCTGACCGTAGGCAGGCTATTAGCCGAGCCATGCAGAACTTGGGCGTAATAAAACCAACAATTGATGTACAACCAACCCTTACCGACAGCCCTACAGGAAATAACGCAGCAAATTGACGACATAGCCGCGTTAACCCCTGAGCAGCTAGCCAACTTGATTGACGACCCAGAGATTAGGGTTATAGCCAGCGAAAGTAGCTTTGCTGTTTTTATGGCTGCCTATTTAAGCCATTACTGGAACCTGCCAGCGGCAGATTTTCACACTGAACTTATTGCGTTGCTTGAGGACTGGAAACAGGAATTGCTGGCAATCACAGGGTTTAGAGGCAGCGGCAAATCTAGTATTGTGGCGTTGGCTTTTGTGATGTGGTGCGCACTGTTTGAAAAGGCGCATTTTATTATATTGGTTAACGAAACCGACGAGGTAGGAAAACTTAGCATTGCCAACATTAGAGAGGAACTGCAAAGCAACCCGCTTATTGAGCATGATTTTGGCACAGTAATATCTAGCGAGCAGGTTAGCACCAAGTTTAGCGAAACCAATGTTTTGCTTGCTAACGGGGTGCGTATTATGGCACGCAGCCGTGGGCAAAAAATCCGTGGGTTGAGGCACCGCCAGTACCGCCCTGACTTGGTAATAATTGACGACTGCGAGGAAATAGACAAAGTGCAGAGCAAGATTTACCGCGACAAAACCGAACGCTGGATTAGGGGCGTGGTTATTCCTGCCATTGAGGAACTAAAAGCCCGCCTGATTATCATAGGCAACGAGCTGCACCGCGACGCACTTATGGCACGCTTGCGCAAAAAAGACAAGCCTGACGCCATGGGGCATATTTTTACTAACCGCAGTTACCCGCTGGTTGACGACAAAGGGCAATGCAACTGGGTGGGCAAATACCCTGACAAGGCAGCGTTAGACCGCCAGCTTGCTAAAGTGGGGCGCCTTATCTGGCTGCGTGAATACCTGCTTAAAGTAATACCTGAGGACGAGCAGATTGTTAAAGACCATGAGATACACCGCTACACCGAACTGCCGAACTACATTACCGTGGTTGCCAGCGGTGTTGACTTGGCTATTAGCCAAAAGCAGACTGCCGACTATACCACCATGGTGGCTGGTTTGGGCAGCGTGATTGAGGGCAAGCCAAAAATTTATGTACTGCCAAAGCCTATAAATGCTAGGCTTGGTTTTGCTCAGACCATAAGTACCATGAAAGCGCAGCAGGACGCTTTGCGGGCTTACGGCATGGCTATGTTTTATGTTGAGGCTCAAAGTTACCAAAAGGCAGCTATTGAGGTAGGCGAAATGCACATGTTGCCAATTACCCCGATTACCAGCGTGGCTGACAAGCGGGCAAAGCTCATGGCTATTGCCCCATTTATACAAAATGGTACTGTGCTATTCCCTGAGGCTGGCTGTGAGGAATTGGTAGACCAAATACTAGAATTTGGCGTAGCCGAGCATGACGACTTGCTGGACGGCTTAGTTAACCTTATTTACGGGATACTGCAAAACGGGGGCGTGCAGTTGCCTGAGGTAGTGATATTAGGATAAAAACAAAATGGAAAACAACATTACACCACAAACTAGGGTAATGCGCGAACTACCACCCGAATGGCAACACCTTATGCAGCTGGTTGAAAAACTTGGCTATGGGGAAATACAGATAATTGTTAAAAACAAAAAACCCCATGCTATTAAGAACCTTGCCCAAAATATAAACCTTACCGAGCCTGAGGACTTTAGGCGTGGGCTGGAAACGCACATTTTGTAGTTATGCACACTTTATGATATTGCAATGATTTAAAAATTATGATATAATGAATGTACTGAGGTGTGGCTGGGCAACCAGCCTGCCTAAACAAACTTTTACAATACGGGTTAGTAGCCTAAATTGACGAACAATAGGGCTTACGCAAATTACTCTTTAACAGGGTAGTGGGCGTAAGCCCTTTTTTTATTGCCTAAGCCCTGAAACTAAATGAACATTTTAGACAAAGCCCTTGGGGTTGTTGGACTGCTGCGCAAGAGCGCCAGCTACACTACCAACTTAACCACAGACGCGTTGAGCGTTTGGCTGAATGAAACCAAAGTTAGCGATAGCCGCGCTTTGGGTGTTTTTAATAACTGGGTTTATGCCTGTATCAAAGCTATTGCTGAGGAAATAGGGCGAACTCAGTTTATTTTAATGGAAGTAAAAAGCGACGGGGATAGCGCCAAGGACGAACACCCGCTGCTTGATTTATTAGCTGCCGTTAATACGCGACAAACTGGCTTTGAACTTTTATACACCATTGCCTGCCATTTAGAGGCTACTGGAAATGCCTATATTGTGCTTGACGGCGTGGAAAGCGAGGGGCAAACCCCTACCGCATTACACCTGCTGCCGCCTGACCGCGTGAAAATGAACATTGGCGCACTAGGCGTTGAGGAATATGTATTTAGCAACGGCAACAGCACTAAGACATTTTACCCATACCAAATTTTACATATTAAATACCCAAACCCACGCGACCAGTACAAGGGTATTGGAACCGTGCAGGCTATTGCCGACTGGATAGACGCAGACAACTACGCAACCGAATTTAACCGCAAATTCTTTAAGAACGGCGCCCACATTGGCGGTTTTCTTAAGAGTGATAGCGCATGGACTGCTGAACAACTGGAATACTTACAAAAATCTTTTGAGGGGATTTACAAAGGGGTTGATAACGCATATAAGACAGCAGCCTTGCCAAAGGGTACTGAGTTTACCCCTGCCCAACAGAGCCAAAAAGAAATGGACTTTACCGAGGGGCAGAGGCTTACACGCGACAAAATCCTTGCTGGGTTTAGAGTACCGCACATTGTGCTGGGGCTTGGCGCAGGCGAAAGCCTGAACCGCGCTACTGCTGACGCCGCACACTATGTATTTATGAGCCGCACAATCAAACCGAAAATGCAGCTTATTTGTGATTACCTTAATGAGTTTTTGGTGCCATTGTTTGGCGAAAACATTTACTTAACTTTTGTAGACCCTGTACCCGATAACCGCGAGGGCTTAATGGCTGAAATGACGGCAGCAGTTGGCGGGCAACCTGTAATGAGCGTGAACGAGGCACGCGAACGATACTTTAACGCACCGCCAATACAGAACGGCGACGCGGTAATGACCAGCTTTAGCACCATACCGCTTGGAAAGCCTGAGGAAAAGGCGCACGCCGCAAAGCAGAAAACTGGCGGCGGTAAACCTACCCACAGAAAGACCAAGCACGCAAGGGCTGCCACCAAGCGCAAGGAAATTGCAGAGGAACTGGCGGCAAAGACCGCAGAGGTGCTGGAAAAGCACAAAGAAAAACTGGCAAAGATTGCCACCAAGAGCATTACCGACTTAAGCCATGAGGAATACGACGCATTACATAAAAACTTTGTGGTACGGGTTGAGCCTTACGCTAAATTACTGGGTGCCAAAGTACGCCAGCATAATGACAATGTTTTTGCCGAAATAGAGGAAAGCCTAGCCGAGATTGTAAAAGCAGAAAAGCAGCCGCAGCTGTTTGACTTGGAAAAAGCCAATGAGGCACTTAAAAAACTGGCTGCGCCAGTGCTGAATGACTTGTTTAACAAAGAGGCTAATGCAGCGGCAAACCTGCTGGACGGCAAGGCAGTTAAAGAGATTACGCCCTTTAAAAAATCAGACGACGACGAACTGGACGACTACCTAACCCCTGAGGCACGCAAGGCGCTTGAAAAGTTTTACGGGCTATTTGCTGACCACTATAACAAGACCACCGCATTGCTACTTAAAGACACCATTGCTGAGGGGCTTGCAGAGGGGGAAAGCCTAAGCCAGCTGGTAGACCGAGTAAGCACTATTAGAGGTTTTAGCGACGAGGCGCGGGCTGAACTGGTAGCAAGGACTGAGAGCTTTAGAATAGCGAACTTTGCGACCCGCGAAAGCTGGAACCAAAGCGGGGTAGTAAAAAGCCTGAAATGGTATACAGCCGACAGCGAGGCATGCGCATTTTGCGACGAACTGGACGGCAAAATTGTGGACATTGAAGAAAACTTTTTAGAGCTAGGCGACACTTTGACAGCCAATAACGGGCAGAGCCTTGACATTAGTTACGCAGATGTAAGCGGTGGCGCACTACACCCAAACTGCCGTTGCTACATACGCCCTGAGGAAATAGAAGTTTAAAAAAATTAAGCAATTAACAATTATGGACAACCAACTAAAAAAACTGACAGCCGAAATAAAGGCTAAATTCCTTGAGGCGTTAGGCAAAAAGGAAGTGCAAGAGGCAATTGCTGAAACCAAGGCGGCAAAAGACACAGGAACCTTTGAAGTTGTGATTAGCACTGCTGACCGCGACAGACAGGGCGACATTATCATGCAGGACGGCTGGGTGCTTGATAACTACAAGAACAACCCAGTAGTGCTGTTTGGGCATGATTATTGGTCATTGCCTATTGGCATTTGCGACGAAATTAAAGTTGTAGACGGCAAGCTGGTAGCCAAGGGGCGCTTTGCAAGCCACGATTTTGCGCAGGAAGTGCGCAAGCTGTACGACGCAGGAATGTTGCGAACTACCAGCGTTGGATTTATACCGCTTGAAACAGAGGGCAATGTGATTTTGCGTGCTGAACTATTGGAATTTTCCTTTGTACCAGTACCAGCTAACCCAATGGCATTGAGCCTAGCCCACGAAAAGCAAATCAATTTAGAGTTTGCTTTTGCCAAAGGCATTTTAGTTAAAGAGGATACACAGCCTGAACCAGTAGAACCGACAGAGCCAGCTGCTACTGAACCTGAGGCGCCTAAAGAGGAAACACCCACAGAACCTGAAACCCCAGTTACAGAGGAACCTGCTAGCGAGGCTACTACTGAGGAACCCACACCCCCAGCCGCCGCCGAGAACAACGGCGACGAACAACAGCCAACTGGCGGGGATACAACTACCGAAACTAGCCCGCAGCCTGAGGCTACACAGCCTGAGGGCAGCGGCGAGGGTGCTGGTGAACCTACCGAACCTGAACAAAAGGCGGTAGAGGACGACGAACCGACAGACGGCACTGATGTTACGCAGCTACTAGAGAAAATGGGGCAAATGATTACAGCCCTAGCCGACTTGCATACGCAAGCGGTTGCAGCAACGGTTGATAAGGCATTAGGGGAAATTGCGCAAAAAGCGGGGCGCACCCTGAGCAAGCAGACCCGCGCATTACTTGAAACCACACTTGCCAAGATTAAAGAGAGTGGCACCGCCATTGAAAAGTTGCTTGAAACGGCAGACGCAAGCGACGACGGCGACGGGAAAGCAGCAGGCGAGGCTGCGACTACCGCTAACGACGACTTACCGCAGGGCTTTGCAGAGGTCAAGAGTGCATTGCAACGGCACATTGAAACCCGCGAGGTGTTGCGCATGGTGGCTACGGCAGTAGGCAACTCTTTGGAAAAGTACAACAAAGAGATTAAAGAGCTACGCCAAAAGTAGTTACAGCAAAGCCTAGCATTACAGCGACTAGGCAGAGCTTTAAAAAATTAACGCTGTAAGGACAACGAACATGGACGAGAAAATTTTGAAGGAATTGCAGCCAATGTTTGAGCAAGTTGTTGACCNNACCCTATGGTTGCAGCGGAAACCAAAAAGATTGTTGCCCAATTGAAAATGGAACGCAGCCTTTTTGGACAAGACCGCACTGGCTTATCTGACGAACAAAAGAAAGATTTTGTTAGCGCAGCTAAAGCCATTGTAATGGGCATGAATGTTGACACCAAGGCAAACGAAGCCTTGATTAGTGAACAGGACAGCCGCGGTGGTTACTTGGTAGCTACCGAAGTTGCAAACGCTATTGTACGCATTGCGGCTAGCGTTGGTGTAGTTATGAACCAAGCTACTAAGTGGACTATGAACACTGACCAGCTTGATATTCCTGCTTACACTGGCAGCTTTTTAGAGGGCGAATACCTTGGCGTTGACGCCGCTGGTACTCCAACAGCTATTACCTTTGACAGCGCAAGCCTTGTTGCTAAAAAGTGGCAAGTTGCGTTTGTTGTAGGCAATGACTTGCTTGCAGACGCCAGCGTTGAATTAGCCGATTGGTTGCTGGCACTTGCTGGCGAGGCTTTGGCTAACCGCGTTGATAAAGAGGGCTTGGCTGGTGCAGGTACCCCATTTGTAGGTGTACTTAACCACCCTGATGTTACCGTACACACTTTTGCTACTGGTAACGACACCTTTGCTGAATTTACTTTAGACGAGGCTAGCGACATGATTGCTAACCTTGACGAAAGCATGCTTGACGGCGCTGCGTTTTACATGAACCGCACCGTTTGGGCAAAGGTACGCATGAAGAAAGACACTGCTGGCAACTATGTATTGCCTATGGCTGGCGCACCCAGCGCAGCATTGCTTGCTAATTACGCTGGTAATGTTGGCGGTACCCGCCCAGTTGGGGAAATTCTAGGCTACCCAGTGTTTACTACCCGCCACTTGCCTGCTAACAGCGCTACTGCTGTAAGCACCAAGTTTGCCATTTTTGGCAACTTAAAGGCTTTGGCATACGGCGACCGCGGCGAAATGGCTATTGCCAAGCACACTAGCGGTAGCTTTGGTGGCAAGGAAATTGCTCTTGCTGACCAAGCTGGAATGGTGTTTAAGCACCGCCACGCTGTAACTGTAGCTTTGCCTGCCGCATTTGTGGTTGCAAAGACTGCTGCTAGCTAAACCTAGATAAGAATATAAACCCGTTGGGGTAGGGGTTGGTTGCACAGCTGCTACCCCAAAGGGATTTGAAAATTAAGAATGTTAACGGCGTATGACTATTGAATTATTAAGACCGCTTAGTATCCGTGGCAGCCGCTTTGAAAAAGGCGCAGTCATTGATTTTCTTAGCGACGACGAGATTAAGGCTTTTGACACTGCCGACTACAAGGAATATACGCCCATTGTAGAAAGCAGCGCAGCGGAAACCGAACCAGCGACCACTGGCGAGCAGGAAACTGCCGAGGGTTGAGCAGGTTGTCAAGCCAAAAGCCCGACGCTCACGAAAGGCGTAAAAAATGAAAAGTGTATACGACGCAATCAAAGCTGTTGTGTCTTTGGTACCAGCTGTGCGCACCGCAAGTGCTAACGGTACTGGTGTAGACACCTTGGGCTACAACAGCGCAATGATTGTAATTAACGCAGGCGACATTGACTTAACCACAGGAGATGAAACCTACAACTTTAAAGTGCAAGACAGCGCAGACAACAGCACATTTGCTGATGTAAGCGGTGCCACAGCAGTTGTTACTGCTGACAACGACACTAAAGTTATCCGCGTTGAAGGCTTGGGTACTAGCGTTGACCGCTATATCCGTGTAGTAGCTACTTTGGCTGGTACAACCCCTAGCTGCCCATGTGCAGCTACCGTGTTGCTAGGCAACGGCTACAACAAGCCTGCTAACTAGGCTTTAGCACTGGCTACCACACCCTGACTTGTTTGGGGTGTGTAGCGGCTGCTCAAGCTGGGGGTTGGTGCCGCCTTTGGTTTAAGCCCCCGCTGTTTGCGGCAACCCCCGAATAATTGCGGGTGCATAAACGGCACGAAACACCTGCCCCTAACGGGAATTAACACGACAAAATTATGGCTGAACAAATTTACACATACGCATTAACCACTGTGGCACGGGTTAAAACCCGACTAGGCATTACGGTTAGTGCCAATGACACCCAGCTGCTTAGGCTCATTAACGCCGTAACGGATTTAATAGAGGGCGAAACTGGACGCAGGTTTTTGCGGGGAACCGTAACAAGCGAGGTACACGAAATACGGGGCGCAACAGATATGATACCCGTTAAACAAATCCCTTTGATTAGCGTAACGAGCGTGCAATATAGCACTGGCATTGGCAGCAACCGAACAT